ATTGAACCTGGCATGTTTTTTATAGTGTACATTTTTTCAAAAACGTTGTAGGGTAAACCATGATCAAGAAAAGGTTTAGAGAGTTTGTTGGTTCTGGTACGCTCACGATATTCGATATCGATGAGACACTCTTCCATACGAAGGCAAAGGTTGCTGTCGTAAAGGATGGCAAGGTTGTTCGAATGTTGGATAACCAGGAGTTTAACACCTACAAGCGTAAGGAAGGCGAGACCTACGACTTCGGAGAGTTTGCGAGCGCAGAGGTATTTCGCAAGACCTCGACTCCAATCTCTCGTATGGTTGCAAAGGCGAAAGCGATCTTTGCCAACTCGAAGAAGAATCCTCACAGCCGGGTAATCATCTGCACTGCACGGGCTGACTTTGATAACAAGGATCTCTTCCTTCAGACGTTTCGTGATCATGGTCTTCCGATTGATCAGATTCACGTTGAGCGCGCTGGTAACTTGAAGATCGATTCATCGGCTGAAGCCAAGAAGATCATCTTCCGCAAGTATATAAATACAAAGAACTACGTTAAGCTGAGATTGTTTGATGATGCTCCTAGCAATCTTCATGCATTTCTTTCGCTGCAAAAAGAATATCCAAACATTAAGTTTGAAGCATATTTTGTAAACCCTGATGGATCGATAAAGACGGTAAAATGACAGCATTTAAAAATTTCTTGACCGAAGAAGTAAGTGAAGAAAAGCTCAAGCATCTTGAGCATGCAGAAGATCATGTGATTAATGCTGGCGCCGAAGGGTTCTCACACGCTTATCATAATCTCAAGGATGTGCATGATAAACTAACTGGTAAAGAGAATGCCACGAAGGTAACCATGAAGTATGACGGTTCGCCTTCTGTTGTGTTTGGTCGTCATCCTGAAACTGGTAAGTTCTTTGTTGCATCCAAGTCTGCGTTCAACAAGAATCCAAAGATCAACTACACGCATGAGGACATTGAACGCAATCATGGTCATGCTCCTGGTCTTGTAGAGAAACTGAAAGCTGCCTTGGATCATCTGCCGAAGGTAACTCCCCGTAAGGGTGTGTTCCAAGGTGATATCATGCACACACAAAATGATGTGCACGAATCGGGCAATAAGATTCACTTTACACCAAATACCATTACGTACTCTGCTGATAAGAACTCGCATCATGGCAAAGCAGCACTTCGTTCAAAGATCGGTGTTGCTGTTCATACCAAGTATAACGGTAAGAACCTCGAAGACATGAAGGCCGAGTATGCACCAAACCTTGATGAGTTTGGACTGCACAAGGATGTGCATCTTATCTCTACAGAACATGACATGTCTGGCATTGATTATAAGCCACAACACCAGGCTAAGTTTGTCAAGCACATGGCAGCTGCTGCTAAGTTGCATGCAAAGACCGGTCCTGAAACTCATGCGGCCATCGAGAGCCACCGTATTCCTCTCAAGACATATATCAACCATACGGTTCGTACCGGTACTAAGCCGAATGTAAATGAGTTTATGGCGCATCTTGCTAAGTCGCATCAGAAGAAGATCGACTCTGTAAAGACTGCTGCCTCGAAGGCATCAAAGACTGCGGCAATGGAGCAAGATATTGCTCATGTCCAACGCAATCGTGGTCACTTCGAACGCATTTTGCAGATGCACAACCATCTTCAGAAGGCAAAGGATGTGTTATCTAATACACTCTCGAGTCGTGCTGAGTTTGATCATAGTATCAGTGGAAAGAAATCTAAGCCTGAAGGATTTGTGGTGGTAAGACATAATCGTCCTACTAAGATTGTTGATCGTGCTGAGTTCTCGGCTGCTAACTTCAACAAGGACAAATCGCTGTGAAGGCAATCCATATCACTCAAGGAAGATTCAATCCTGTGCATGCTGGCCACGAAATGGTCGTAAAGCATGTGATGGATGCCGCTAAGAAGGAAGGTGCAGATCATAAGATCTTGACAACCGGTTCTCATGATGCCAAGAAGAATCCTCTGACTCCAGAACAGAAGGTCAAGCATCTGTCTCGTGCCGTGAAGGGCGCGAAGGTAGAGGCTATGGGTAAAGATCATCCTACGTTGCTTCATCAGATGTCTAAGCTGCATAAGGCTGGTTACACACACGTAACTATGCATGTCGGCTCAGATCGTGTCCATGAGTTTCATAACTTGCTCCACAAGTATAATGGAACTGAAGGGAGGCATGGACACTATAACTTCAAGAGCATCAAGGTCAAGTCTGTCGGCGGCGAGCGTTCAGACACAGGTGAAGGAATTGCTGCTGCTTCTGGTACGGCAATGCGCAAGCACGCTTCAGCCGGAGACAAGGAGTCGTTTCATAAGATGGCTCCGGCCGGGATGAGTAAAGCGCACAAGGATGAACTCTATCATGACGTTCGTAAGGGCATGCCCATGCCCTTACGAGTCCTTTATTGCGAGATTCAAGAACTGGATTAACTAATGGCACAATGGCGCACTGACAGCTACGAATTTAAACAGCCTCATAACGTTCATCTCTATGAACTGAATATGACTGCTGATATCTATGGTAATCCTATTGACGGATCGAATCCGACTGGCATGGCAGTCGATGCTTTCGGTAGAGCCAGATCAGCACAACCACTGACTTTGTTTGATTCATCGCACAGGTACAGAGATAATGGTAGAATCAATCAATCAAACTCTGCAACCGGGGCCGTATCAACACACAATGCAAACGCCGGATTGATTGAATGCACACTTGACACGGCATCTGGTTCATTCCTTTATAGAGAATCAGCCCGTGTGTTTGCATATCAGCCAGGCAAATCTCTGCAGATTCTCCAAACATATGTAATGTCTCCGCACAAAACAAACCTGCGTCAGAGATATGGTTATTTCAGCACTACCAACGGAATCTTTTTAGAACAAACTGATGCTGGTATTTGTTGGGTAGAAAGATCTACATCGCCTGGTACCGGTGTATCTGAAACCCGTGTATATCAACAAAATTGGTTATACGATAAACTAGATGGTAATGGTCCGTCAAAACTTACTCTGGATCTAACAAAAGCTCAAATTCAGTTTATCGATATTGAATGGTTAGGACTTGGTACGGTTCGCTGCGGTTTCGTTATTAATGGCAAGTTTGTTCACTGTCATTCATTCCATCACGCCAATATTATTGATTCGACATATATGGCAACAGCATGTTTGCCAGTCCGTGCTGAGATTGAAAATCTTGGTACTACAGCAAGCAGTTCAACACTCAAGATTGTTTGTGCTACTGTGATCTCAGAAGGCGGATATGAAATAAAGGGTAGATCGCGATCAATTGGTATTCCTATCACAACACCAAAAGATATACCAACAGCAGGTACATTTGTTCCAATCATCTCAATTCGATTAAAAGACGCGTATTCAGATGCTATCGTAATTCCAACAGACATTGAATTCTTTGGTGTTTCAAACAATACACGCTATCGATACAAACTTGTTGTTGGCGGTACACTTACCGGGGCCAGTTGGGTTGATGTAAATACCGCCGAATCATCAGTTGAGTATGATATCACAGCCACTGCCATTACCGGCGGTAGAGATGCACAGGTTGGTTATATTAATATTTCTGCTGGGGCCGGCGGTACTGCAATTAATCTTGCAGGCTCTTCTTTATTCCAATATCAGCTAGAGCGCAACTCTTTTGCTGCTAATAATAAAGGTGTTGTATTTTCTCTTGTTGCAACTGGTGCAGCGAACGGTGATGATGCTCTTGGTGCTATTACTTTCCAAGAAATCACATAACGCATAAATAACAATGCGGTTAGGCTACGGCAATCCCGTTTGTTTACAGATAAGCCCAAGGGAAACTCTGATGGAAGATAAGAAGAAACCGGTACCAGAAAAGAATACTAAGAAGCCTACGGGCAAGTCTGCAACTGGTAAACCACTAGATGGCGTCGACGTTAATCCTCAGCTAGACGACAAGCGCCGTACAAACGAGGACTTTGCCGTCCTAGCCGCATCCCTTCAGGAGCGTAAAGCCTTGACGCTTGCACAGCGTCAGCAAAGAGGTCGCCAGCTGAAGCGCATTCAACCAAAGATTCAGAGAGCAAAAGAGATCTCGCAAGCTCGTCTTGCCGGTCCTCAGAAGCTACAAAGACGTGCAGAAGCCAAGGCACGTGCACTCTTGAAATCTAGATTCTCGGCCCGCAAGGATGTTCCTTACGCCGAACTGACAACATCTGAAAAGATTCAGGTAGACACTGCTGTTGCCAAAAAGACCAAACTCATCAAGAGACTCGCAGCAAGACTTCTACCAAAACTAAGAAAAGCAGAGTTCGAAAGACTCAAGTCTTATCACAGTGGAGAGCCAATGAAGAGCCTCCATACCACGATTGCTGCTGAAGAATTTTCTGGTCTGTTCTCTGATCTAAATGACAAGTCAACACTCGAGCTTGTCGATATCATTGAAAATGCGATTACTCGATTTGAAAAAGAAAGTAATCCGCTAGGTATCACTCTACGTAGAATGCTGAATGCCACAATTGGCACCGATCAGATCACAGAAACACTTATCAAAAAAGCTGAAAAAACTGGCATCCCGTTCTCGACTCTCAAGGAGGTGTACGAGCGCGGCGCTTCGTTGTATCAAGAAGACGCACGTCAAACACGAGATCAGTTTGCATTCAATCGAGTCAATAGCTATATCGCTAAAGGTAGAGCATGGACTCTTGATGCAGATCTTCGTGAAGAGAGAATTGTCAACGAAGAACTTGACAACGCGTTCAAGCAACTTCTTGAACAAACTAAAAGCAAAGAGATTGTAGATCGTAAACCTGCGGAATCGAATGTAAAAAAGCGCCATCAAGAACTTCAAAAGAAAATTATTGATGAAGGCGAGATGAAGCCATATGTAAAGCCGCACTATGGATCAAGTGATCCAAAGAAGCAGACGGCATGGGTTGCTTCGAATAAGTGGGGCAAGAAGAAGTATTTTGGAATGGACTTCAAAAAGTCTGCTGAGAAGCATGCTAAGATAAACGAAGACTCTCCATCTGAAAGAGAGATTGGAACTGATTCTCTTGTCAAGAAGTACAAGAAAGAAACACCTGGCCAAGAGAAAGCCGATCTCAATGAAACATTCAACATGGCTTGGACTGCTGGTATCGGCGTGACTCTCTCGGCCGAAGCATGCGGAATCAAGATGAAGCCTGCTTTCGAACTTCATCCAGATGTTGTTGATGCAATGGAAGAAGTTCGCACTGCTGACGTTAAAGGTGTAATCGTTCGTACCGCCGATGGTAAGACCGTTGTGCGCAAGCAAAAAAGAAACAAAAAGATCATCGGATCCGGAAATGTAAATGATGGGAAGCCAGATGATACGCTTTAAGCAATTTGTTTCAGAAGCTCGAGGTGAAGATTCTAAGGGGCATTTCATTGCAACCGAAAAGGGTGCTGGAATGACTGAGAAGGGCGTCAAGGCCTTCCGTGCAAAGAATCCTGGTTCAAAGTTGCAAACCGCTGTGACAGGTAAAGTAAAACCTGGTTCAAAGGATGCCAAGAGACGCAAGTCTTTCTGTGCTCGTATGAGCGGTATGCCAGGACCAATGAAGGATGAAAAGGGACGTCCTACGCGGAAAGCAATGTCTCTACGTAGATGGAGATGTAGATGAAATATAGATCATTAGAGTCTAAGATTCGCGATATCTTTGAATCAAAGCATATTGCTATGGGTGCTATCGAGTCTGATCAGAACGATCAGATCGCTGTCGGGTCTTATACTACAAAAGCGTTTGAAGTATCTCCAGAAGCTCAAAAGCTTTATGCTGATCTTCCAAAGGATACAAATGCTTCTGATGCTCAAACCGCAGCTGAGAATCTAGACAAACTATTTGATATTGTCAAGGATGTGCACCACACCGGCAAAGCCACAGCGGCTCATATTGCCCGTGCTACCATGCACGGCGAGATCGTAATGAGACATGCTGCTGGAATGAAGCTTGAGAAAGAACACGAAGCTATTGTAAAAGCTGCTATGAATGCATTACATGCTGCGTCAGGCGAGCATGAAAAAGAACTTAATCCGGATCATGATTACCATCCGGCTGATGACAAAAGATTTCATAATCCACCAAAGGGATACACACCAGATCCTATTCCTGGTCCTCAGGGTGATAAAGATATAGATAACTTGAAAAGATACCTTATTAAAAGGTCTCGTGCGGCAGAACGCAAAATTAAAATCATAGATGCAGACTAAAGGATACCCCATAATGTTTACAAAGAAACTCGAAGATCAGTTTTCTGCCGACCTTCTGAATACCGTTCGTGGTATTCTAGACGAGGCAAAACACGACAAAGAATGTGAATGCGAAAAGTGTGAAAAAGAAGAAGAAGATGATGAAGACGAAGATGGCACAAAGAAAGAAGGCTATATGCCTACTGCTGATGAGCCAACTGAAGCTAATAAGAAGACAGCTCAAAAAATTCGTGATATGATGGCTAAAGAAAAGAAGCCAGCTAAGAAAGAAGTGAAGGAAGAAAAGCGTGGACTGTGGGATAATATCCATGCCAAGCGTAAGCGCATCAAGGCAGGATCTGGCGAGCGCATGCGCAAGCCTGGATCAAAGGGTGCACCTACCGACGCTGATTTTAAAGCGGCTTCTGAAGCAGTTGATCCAGGTCTTGAAGATGAGCTAATGTCACAACGCCAAGGCGAATCTGGTAAAAAGTGGAGAGTTGAGCGTGCTGGTAAAATAGTCGGCACATATAGCTCAAAAGATAAAGCTGATGTTAAAGCCATGAAGCACCCACTGAACAAAGTGGTTGCCAAGGAAGAAGCAGAGCAGATCGACGAACTTTCGAAGTCAACACTGGGAAGCTATATCAAGAAGGCCGCTGGTAGTGTTGGTCAAGAAGCCATTACTGCTGGTTTAAAGATCAAGACGGGCGAGAACCCAACTAAGAATCTAAATAAAACTCTCCGCCGCCAAAAGGGCATTGAAATAGCTGCAAATAAGCTGACCAAGGAAGAACAAGAGTTCATCGACTCTCTGAACAATGACATGTTTGAAGAGATTGATATTGCTGAAGCCAATTTAAAGGTTGGCGATTATATGGCAACCTCTGAAAAGTCTAAGTTTCATGACAAGGGCTATCGTCCTCACCTAAAAAACCCACAAGGCAAGACGTCTTATCTAGCCAGTGTTGCTTATAAAACTCCTGAGCATGCTGCTGGTGAAGCCGCAGCCTATCATAAGGGCTATACATCAGGTCCTGGTAAAGCATCAGAACGCGGTGCCGATGATGCAGTACGTGCTTATAGACACAAGAACAAAGAACACATGCACGAAGAAGTAGAACTTGAAGAAGGTCGTGGCCGTCCACCAAAGGAAGGTTCGGCTGCATGGAAAGCACGTCAGGGTAAAGCCGACGAGGATATGGTAGCTCTCGGCATGCAACTTCGTAAAGCCAAGTCGATCAACAAGAAGGTTCGTTTCATGGACGGCAAGGAACATGACATCCATCCGAACCACATCAGCCGCTTCGAAGATCACATGGCTGCTCGTAAGACCTCGCTAGATAAGGCTGCTTTCCAAAAGCAGGCTCATAAGTCACACGCAGACTTTGTCAAGGCTGTATCTGCTCCGGTTCCTAAGGCTGCGAAGGACACCGGTGAGATCGTAAAATATAGGCATTGAGATGGAAGAAGAACAAGAAGAAACCTATGATGAAAAGAGAAACAGAAGATATATGGATCTCTTTCATCAAAAGCAATCTAGATACCTTGACGATTTGCTAACAACAGAAGAAGAATAAATAAATTAAAGTTTTTCAGGAGGAACTACAATGGCTCAATGGGGCAATACAGATGACGCTGCAAATTCAGTCCTATGGGCTGTTTCTCA